TTATCTTATCTTCGACTTGGGCATCTTCAATTTCTACTCCCTCGTCATATTCCAGTTCTTTCTCTTGTGTCGCTTCGATGACTTTAGTTTCTAAACCACCGATGTTAATGACAACATTACCTTTATCGTTACCACTCTTGAACTCTACTGCCTTAGTTGTAGGTAGGATTCTATCCATACACATTTTAAGACAAGTCCTATCTCCTTCCATTGCTAAGTCAATCACTTTCTGTACAATTTCAGGACCTCTATTAGACATCAATTCTCTAGAGAGTTCAGTGTACTTATTTACACTTCCTTTTGGTCTACCAGCTGGGTTAAGACATACTCCTTTCTTAAGTGCTGGGTTTCCTCTTGGTCTTTTAGGGGCATCTTTAGTTTTATCTTTAGTCATAGCTTATTAGTTACTACTATTAAGATATAACTATTAAGATATAACTATTAAGATATTACTATTAAGTTATAACTATTAAGTTAATTATCTAAAGTAGTCTTTAGGTTAACTTTAGTAAGAACTGTTCTCACTTTATTATTTCTCTTAAGTATATTATACCAGATTTTATCTTTAATTTTAGACTTTATTTTATTCTGCCCCGATTTTTACCTAAGAATTAGTTAATTTTTATATATTTCAGCTGTTTTTCACCCCAGATTACAGTTATTTTTTACCTAAATTTTTAAGTCACCCCCCTATAGGATATTTACTGGAGTGCTATCCCCGAAATTCCCTCTGATCTGCATTTGAGTAACGATTTAGAGATTCGAACCAGCTTTGGGGTTTCCCCCTCCGTTTAACCCGTGTAAATCTTGAGAAAATACAAGTTTAAAACTTGAAATTATCGGAAGTATAAGAAAAAGTGCAAGGGATTATGAATATTTACACATATTTATACTAATGTGATCTATAATGTAAACACATTAACAACAAAAGGAAAAACAAATGTATAAAAACATAATGAAACATTACTTTATTGCATTATCTATTGTTCTAGGCTTTAACATTATCCTGGCAATAGTTATGTTTAATTTAATCATTAAATAATCAAGGGGATCAAATGAAAAAATATATTATTGAAAAATTTAATAAAAAATACGACACTGATTTAAACACGGATGATGAGTCCAATATCTGTAAAGAGACAACAGAATATTATAATTTATCTATGGCAATACAAGATTGGGTACATTTGTGCCAATATAATAAACAATGGTCTCATATACAATTTTTAAGTAGTGATGAGAATAATAAAAATATAGATTTATTAGATTGTTCAACTTTAAATTAATAGGGGGATCAAATGAGAAAATTAACACATAGAATAAAAACCACAATTCATAATATTGTAGAGATGTCTAATTCTAGGGATGACTTATATAATAATATTAATGAGTTTATCGACAATCTAGAATTAATTAATAAATTAACTTATGAAACAATGCATTTTGACATAATAAATTATTCCGATGATTTATATAACAATAAAATGATGATCGAAAAACATAATTTATATAAATATTAAAATTGCAGCTTTATTATAAAACTCTAATATAAGGAAAAACTAATATGAAAATTACAGTAAATTTAGACAAACCAAAAACAATTAAAAAATCATTAGAAATAATCGGGGGTTTAACTCAAACAGAAAAAATGCCGGGTTTTAGTTATTCATTACCGGCACAAGAATGCAAAACTGGATCAAAATTAAGAAAAATAAAAAATTCGGTTTGTTCCACGTGTTATGCATTAAAAGGGAATTATATTAGATATCCTAATATATCCGAATCACAATATAGAAGGTTAAACAAATTAAATAATCCTTTATGGGTTTATTCAATGGTTTTTATTTTGAAACATAGTAAAAAGATTCAAGATTTAAAATTATTTCGTTGGCACGATTCGGGGGATATTCAATCACTAGATCACTTTAAAAAAATAATTAAAGTTTGTGAGAGTACACCAGAAATAAAACACTGGTTGCCAACAAAAGAAAGTAAGATCATAAAAAACTATAAAGGGGAAATTCCTAAAAATTTAGTTATTCGTTTATCTGGATCAATGATCGATGGATCAAAACCAAATTATAAAAATACTAGTACTGTATCCACAAATATAGAAAATGTTACTTGTGGTGCATCACTTGTAAAAAATGGCAAATGTGGAAATTGCCGAAAATGTTGGGATAGTAATATTAAAAATGTTTGTTACTATAACCACTAAAATTGCAGCTTTATTATAAAACTCTAATATAAGGAAAAAATGATATGTTTAAAAAAATGAAAATAAGAGGAAAAAATAACACTAGATCAAATAAATATATATTTTCGGTTTATGATCGAAAAAACGATCCGGATTTAATTGCATTGAGAAATTTTGTTAAATTTATGAATAAAACTTATAATTTTTGTTTAAAAGTCTCTCTAATGCCTAGAGGTGGCAAAAGAAATGGAAATTCGGCAACTACTTTGGTGGAAGGTGCAAAATATTATGATGTTTATCTTTATAAAGGTTTTGACACTTATACCAATAAACACGGTAAAAAATATTCAACCGGTGGTTATATAGAAACACGGTTTTATAATAATGTTGTAAATCAATTAAACCAGATAAAAAATATTGTAGATACTCATCCACATATTAAAAATAGGGAATATTAAAAATGGAAATAATAATATTAATGTTTTTTGGATCTATTTTATTTTTTAGTTTTTTGGGGGGTTTAATATATAACTTTTGTAAACACGATTTACCCGAAATAATAAAATAATCTCAAATAATAAAATTTCCCCCTTAATTGGGGGATTTTTTTGTCTAATCGAAAATTTTAATAAAAATACCTTTCCGGCTTTTAAAAATCGTTCCATATTTACCCATTTTCAAGAGATTATTATTTAAGTAATATCAAAACAAAGGTAAAACAAAAAGCTGCAGAATATCGAATATTTTAAACGATTAGAGAAATTTAACTATTTTTAGATATTTTTCATTAATTTTATTGACACGATTATATTTTTATGTTCTATAATGTTTTCATTCGGAGGTTGTGCTGCCGTACCCGTACCAGGTTTAGTACCAGTACCCGTACCCGTTCCGGCTCTGGATCTGAAAACAAAAACAAGGAGAAAAATATGGAAAACTTTACTTATATGGAAGTAATAGAGGCTCGAATCAAGAGAGAAGTTAAAAGTAAGGATGATTACACTATCGATGATTTGTTTGTCGATGTTAATGAGATTTACTCAGAGTTCGATGAAGGCAATGAAGATTACAATCAAGTAGTTAATGCACTAAGAGTATGCTGCCGAGCATTCTTACAGTATCACGAGGGAACAAAATGACTGAACAAGTAATAGAAATTTTATTTTGGTCAGATTGTCTATCAATGTATGTTTTTACACCGTTTATGTGTAGTTAATCAGGAGAATATTATGTTTGGACAACTAAGAAGTTACACAGTTTATGATAAAGATGGTAAAGTGATCATTTACACCAAGGATGAGAATCTTGCATTTAAGTTATTCGATGAAAAGAAAAAACATTATTTGCAGATCTCGTATGATGAGCCGGTAGTTATCAATACAGATGATTACCATATTGTATAGGAGAAAGATATGAGTCTAATTAAAAGACAACTAATGGAAGACGAAGAGAGAGGTCTGTTAGAATTTAATGATTCTAAGGGATATTATGAGCCGACTGAACTCGGTAGGTTAGTAGAACTAAAAGAGTTTCTAGAATGGGAAATTTCGAGTTCTAAGAATGAACTTCGTGGGGTAATTAAAAAGATAAATAACTATAAAGGAGTAAGACAATGAATGTATTGAGTTTATTTGATGGGATGTCTTGTGGTCAGATTGCACTTAATAGACTAGGAATCGGTATAAATAACTATTATGCTGCCGAGATAGATAAAGCTGCAATTGAGGTGACTCAAAAGAATTATCCTGACACTATACAGATGGGTGATGTCACTAAGTGGCAAGATTGGGATATAGATTGGTCCAGTATAGATTTAGTCAGTGGTGGATTTCCTTGCCAGGCTTGGTCTATTGCCGGTAGACAACAAGGTGACAGAGATCCTAGAGGTATGTTATTTTGGACTATGTTGGATATAATCAAGAAAGTCAGAGAATCTAATCCAGATGCCTATTTCCTTATGGAAAATGTTAAGATGAAAAAAGAATTTGAAGAATATATTACTCATCATACTGAGGCAGCATTAGGTACTGTATATAAACACTTGATCAATAGTAATACCGTTTCGGCACAGAATAGAGAAAGATATTACTGGACAAATATTCCTAATATTGTTCAACCAGAGAATAAAGGTTTAGTAATATCTGATGTACTAGTTGAAGATTACACACAAGATGTAGTAGTTAAAGACATACCTAATTATCATTTAATGAGAAAGACACCTAATTACTGGCAATTTGATAGTTCAGGTAGAGGTTTTTCATCACAACAAGATAGAGTCAGGAGATTCGATGTTCCGAGTAACACTTTGTCAGCCGGACATTCATCTATCCCACAGATTTGGGTTGACTTTGATACAAAGTTCCGTAGACTTACACCTACAGAGTGTGAAAGATTACAGACAGTACCAGATGGTTATACTCAAGGTGTGGCAAAAGGTCAAAGATATAAGATGTTGGGTAATGGTTGGACCGTTGATGTAATTGCACATATATATAAATTTTTGGAGTGGAACTGATGAATATATTTTACCTAGATAAAAACCCTAGAAAGGCAGCCGAGATGATGTGTGATAAACATATCGTTAAGATGATTCTAGAGACAGGACAGATTCTATCCACTGTACATAGAGAGTACGGTAATGATGATGAGAGATTATATAAGGCAACACATAAACATCACCCATCGACTAAATGGGCAGGTAAGAACTGGTTGACTTATGACTGGACATATCAACATTTCGTTGCATTAAATGATGAATACTGGTTTCGATACGGTAAAGACCATTTAACATTCAAGAAACTAAATGATCTAGTCTGGAGATGTCCTAAAGGTATGAAGATGGGTGTATTTGAAGAGCCACCACAGGCAATGCCAGATGACTGTAAGATAGACGGAGACTCTGTGGCTGCCTACAGATTATATTATGCAACACATAAGAAAGGTTTTGCAAAATGGACTAGACGAAACAAACCAGAATGGATGATGTCTAATCAAGAGTTAAGTGACTGTAATTTTTATATTTAATAAGGAGAAATAAAATGGAAATTAAAATGGAAGACAATTGGTTGAAACAATTAAGAACTGATCTACAGAGAGTCAATAAATTAATCAAGAAGACTAGATTCGATGTGGACCAAGGGATAAAAACTCTGAAAACTCTAGAACAAGAAAGAAAACGATTAGTCAATGAATCTTTAAAAATAGATGAATTTGATGAATTGGATGTGTTATAATTCTTAAGTTATAACTTAATAGTAATATCTTAATAGTTATAACTTAATAGTAATATCTTAATAGTTATAACTTAATAGTAATATCTTAATAGTTATAACTTAATAGTAAAACTTTAGTGGGGAATTTATTTGGGTTGTCTTCATTAAAGTATTATGTCTTAACCCAATAGGAGAAAACAATATGGTAACTAAAGGTGTTGCAAAGTATGTCTATTTAGATTCAACTGAAAAGTTTAAAGGTAAGGATACTGAAAAGTATAGTCTTACTATTGCAGTAGACTCTAAAGAGGCAAAGAAGTTGGAAGCTGCAGGTGTCAAAGTTAAGACACTTAAAGACGAAGATGGAAAGGAGTACTTGGCTCGTAAGTTCTCTACTCAATGGCAGTTAAAGGACGATATGATTCGTCTTGCAACTGGTGAGATCATTGGTAGTGACTTTGGTGCAGAGAGTTTAGTAGAAGTACTATGGAAAGGTGGGGATGAAAACCCAAATTTTGGTACTCCAACTTATCTAACTGCAATCAAAGTTCTTGAGAGGACTCCAGGTTACAAGTCTAGAAAAACTGAAGACGGTGGTATGAGTGTTGAGGAGTTCTGGGAAGAGGCTGTGTAACTACTATGGGAGATAACATTCAAAGAGTTGTCTCTCGTCAACCTTGCCCTTCTTGTCGTGAGAAGGGTGAGGATACAAAGGGGGATAATCTAATAATTTATGAAGATGGACACGGATATTGTTTTCCTTGTAGTAAATACTACCCGTCTCCGGATCAACAACCTAGGGAATCAACTAATATGAGTACTAATCAATTAGTAGAGCCTAGAGGTACAATTTCAGAAATCAGACAAAGGAAAATAAGTAAAAAGATTTGCGAAAAATATGATGTAAAGGTCGCATTTAATCAAGAAGCAGAAATAATTGCACACTACTATCCTTACTATGATAAAGATACTAATGACCTCATAGGATACAAAGAAAGACAAGTTAAGAATAAAGGTTTTAGTATTACTGGAACTAACAGAGGTGCAGGTTTGTTCGGGCAGCAGATTTACTCTAGTGGTGGTAAATATCTTACTATTACTGAGGGTGAGATAGATGCATTATCTATATCTGAAATGTTTGATGGTAAGTATGCAGTAGTCTCAGTTAAGAACGGGGCTCAAAGTGCCTATAGAGACATCAAAGAAAATTTAGATTTTGTTGAATCTTTTGAAAATGTAGTAGTCTGTTTTGATCAAGACGATGCAGGTAAAAAGGCAGTAAAAGAAATACAGGACCTGTTTACTCCAGGTAAACTAAAAATCTGTAAGCTGCCACTAAAAGATGCCAACGAGATGTTAATGGCAAATAGAATCAAAGATTTCACTCAATGTTGGTGGGAGTCAAAAGAGTATACTCCAGAGGGAATCATTAGAGGTAGTGACACTTGGGACTTCTTAAAGAAGAAGAAGAATGTGGTATCTATTCCTTACCCTTGGAAGAATCTAAATAAGTTAACTTATGGATTCAGACAAAAAGAATTAGTCACTATCACATCAGGTAGTGGTATGGGTAAGACTAGTGTGGTTAAAGAGTTAGAATCTTATATCTTAAACACTACGGAAGATTCTCTGGCTATCATACATCTAGAAGAAGAGATAGGTAGATCAGTACAAGGCATTATGTCTGTAGAAGTTAACTTACCTCTACATCTTCCAGATTACGAAGAGTACTATACTGAGGAAGAAGAATATACTCTCTGGAAAAAGACTGTAGGTGACAAACCAGTTTATTTCTATGATCACTTCGGAAGTATGGGAGAAGATAAGTTAATTAATGTCATAAGGAATTATGCAAAGAGTTTAGATTGTAAGTGGATTGTATTAGATCACTTATCGATGGTTGTATCTAGTCAAGAGGGATTCTCTGATGAACGTAAAGCTATCGATGCAATTATGACTAAGTTAAGAAAAATAGTTCAAGAGACTGGAGTAGGTATGTTTGTCATATCTCACTTGAAGAGACCTCAAGGTAAGGCACACGAAGAGGGTGGACAAGTATCTCTAAGTGAACTCAGAGGATCTGCTGCCATTGCACAATTAAGTGATATGGTGTTTGGTTTGGAAAGAAATCAACAGGCAGACGATGAGTCAGAGAGAAACACAACAACAATTCGTGTGATTAAAAATAGATTTGCCGGTTTAACTGGGAAAGCCTGTCAACTTATGTATAATAAAGACACGGGAAGATTGAGGGAAATAGAAAGTGAAGAAAGTTTATTTTGATATTGAGACCGATGGTTTAGATGCAACTAAAATACATTGTATCTGTGCCATAAAGGATAATGATAAAACAGTTAACAACTTTATAGGGGATAAATGTTATGAAGATTTCTACAGATGGTTGGTTCTGGAAGACATACGAGTTCTTATTGCTCACAACGGCATTGGCTTTGATATTCCTGTTCTCCGTCTTCTTAGTGGTCACGAGTGGGATTTTATTATACGAGACACTCTCGTCCTATCAAGATTGGTTAATCCTTCCTTGGACGGGGGACACTCTCTCAAGTCTTGGGGTGAAAGACTAGGTAATTATAAAGATGACTATGTTAAGAACTTCCTAGAGAAGAACGGTAAAGACTCTGACCCTTGGGCAGCATTCAATATGGATATGTTGGAGTATTGCCAACAAGATGTAAGAGTACTTAAACACGTCTATGATAAATTATGTTCTGATCTATCAGATTTTAGTGAAGAATCAATAAAATTAGAACATCGAGTTGCTACTATCATCAAAGAACAAGAAGACAACGGTATTCTGTTTGATGAAGGTAAAGCAATGTTACTTCTGGCTGAGTTAAAAGAAGAAGTAACTCGAATAGAGGATAAGGTCCACGAACGGTTTTCCCCTCTCCCAACGTGGACACCTCTAATCGAACTAAAGAATCCTCTGAAGAAAGACGGTACTCCTTCAGTTGCATACCAAAAGCAATTAGACCTTGGAGCTCATTGCAATGAATATGGTGAGTGGGGATATACGGCATATCCTGAGTTTAATTTAGGGTCTAGGCAGCAAGTTTCCAGGTATCTACAACATTTCGGTTGGAAACCTAAAGAGTTTACTGAAAAAGGTAATGTAATCGTAAATGAAAAGGTACTTGAGAATGTAAAGATTCCAGAGGCACAATTAATTTTAGAGTATTTTACAATCACAAAACGTGTGGCTATGGTAAAATCTTGGGTAGAGTCTGTAAAAAGTGATGGACGTATCCACGGTAGAGTTAATAGTTGTGGTGCAGTTACTGGAAGAATGACTCATAGTAGTCCTAATTTGGCACAAGTTCCGGCAGTTTATTCCCCATACGGTAAAGAATGTAGAGAATTATGGATTGTGCCTAAAGGTAAAAAACTAGTAGGTGTGGATGCATCAGGTCTTGAACTTAGAATGTTGGCACACTATATGAATGATAAAGACTATACTGAGGAGATATTAAATGGAGACATTCATACAGCAAATCAAATGGCTGCAGGACTTCAATCAAGAGATCAAGCAAAGACTTTCATCTATGCCTTCCTTTATGGAGCAGGAGATTCTAAAATCGGAACAGTTGTTGGAGGAACAGCGAAAGATGGTGCTACTCTTAAGGCAAAATTCCTTGATAATACGCCTGCTCTTAGAGACTTACGAAAGTCAATTGATCACAGAAGCCAAAAAGGGTGGATTAGAGGTCTCGATGGACGAAGACTAATTATTAGGTCTGCACACGCAGCTTTGAATGTGTTACTACAGTCTGCAGGTGCAATAGTAATGAAACAGGCATTGGTTCTACTTAAAGAATATGCCGATAAACATAATATAGAATACAAATTTGTTCTGAATGTTCACGATGAATTTCAAACAGAAGTTCGGGAAGATCAAGCAGAACGATTCGGGAGACTTGCAGTTGATTGTATCAAACGTGCAGGGTCTGATTTTAACCTAAACTGTCCTTTGGACGGAGAATACAAGGTAGGTGAAACGTGGGCATCGACACACTAATAGATGATGTTTACAATCTTATGGAAACTAAAGAGATTCCAGATGATGTAAATATCGAAGAGGTTATTAACACCTTCGGTGAGAATGTAAAAGAAATCTTACTGAAGAATATTACTAACCATAAAGAAGACAATAGGAAACTAAGAATGTCTAACATAGGTAAACCTGATAGGCAGCTTTGGTATCACTATAATAATACTGAAGGTGAGAAGTTAAGACCTTCTACATTAATCAAGTTCTTGTACGGACATCTAACAGAAGAACTAATCTTGGCATTAGTTAAACTATCTGGACATACAGTAACTGACGAACAGAAACAAGTAGAGGTAGGAGGAATCCGAGGCTCTATGGACTGTAAGATTGATGGTGTCTTAACTGATGTTAAATCTGCATCTTCTTATGGATTTAAGAAGTTTAAAGATGGTTCTTTAATTGAAGACGATGCTTTTGGATATGTAGATCAGATTAAAGGATATGCACACGCTGAAGGTGAAAGACAATTCGGTTGGTTAGCATTCGATAAGTCTCTAGGACATTTAACATATCTTAAATATGATATGGATGATGAGTCTTCAAGATATTGGAGTAAGTTAAATTTAACTAATATCGAAGATAGAATAGAACATATTAAGACTGTAGTGGAACAAGAAGAACCACCTGCAAGATGTTATAATTTAGAACCTGATGGTAAAAGTGGTAATATGAAACTTCCAGTGGGATGTGCATACTGTCAATATAAACATACGTGTTATCCAGAACTAAGAACTTTCCTATATTCAACAGGACCTAGATTCTTGGCAGAAGTTGTTAATATTCCTAATGTATTGGAGATAGATAAAGATGGCAACGCCAAAGTTCAGGAGTAAATTAGAACAGGAGTGTGCTGCCGCACTAGGTAAAGAATGGAAGTACGAACCTGGAAGGATAGCATACACTGTAAGAAGAAACTATATCCCGGACTTTGTCTGTAGAAATCACTTTATAGAAGTTAAAGGTTTCTTCAGAGCCGGAGATACTCAAAAGTATAAGGCAATTGCAGAACAACTACAATTTGAAGGAAAACAACTTATATTTTTGATGCCTAATCCAGATAAGATGACTCGTAAAGGAGGTAAAACATCTTATAGGGATTGGTGTAAGAAACATAATATTCCTATATTCTCAACTAAAGAGATCAAAGAATTAAAGAAATGGACAAGAAAGCAATAAACCCATCACACTACAGAGAACATCCTAGTGGTATAGAGGCAATACAAGTTACTGAACATATGAACTTTTGTCTCGGTAATGCTATTAAATATATTTGGAGAGCAGATTTGAAACATACAGATAATGGTCTGGAAGATTTAAATAAGGCTCTATGGTACATACAGAGGGAAATTACAAGGAGAGAAACTAATGACTCTGGACGAAGTAAAGGAAAAATTAGTAGCTAAATACTATGACGAATGTCTAATCTGTGAAATACTAGATATTAGTGTAGAAGATTTATTAGATAGATTTGAAGACAGAATATTAAGTAAGATGGAATTTTTTAGAAGAGAATCGATTGAGGAGAATGAATATGATGAGCATTGAGTTAGTATCTTTATTGGTACTTGCCATAACTTTAGTTGGTGGTATTGCATCTTACTATTATGGAGAAGATAAATACGGTAAAGGTATACTAGATGGAATACAGATGCATAACAGTGGTCGTTTAACATATACGACATATATAGAAGATGGTCAGGAAATGTTAAAAATAGATATTAAAGAAGAAGAGTATGAAGAGTAGTTATTTAGGAATCACAATAGATAGAAAGAGAGACAAGAAGATGTCTGAACAAGCAAGAGAACTTGTTACTAATTACTATCTAAGAGGTAAAGAGAAGTCACCACAAGAGGCATATGCAAGAGCCTGTGTTGCTTATAGTGGTGGAGATTTAGAATTGGCACAAAGATTATATGATGCAGTGAGTCAAGGTTGGTTTATGTTTAGTAGTCCTATCTTGTCTAATGCACCATTACCAGGAGAAAAGGTAAGTGGTTTACCTATTAGTTGTTTCCTTAGTTATGTTCCAGATGATCTAGAAGGTTTAATCTCGCATCAATCTGAACTTGCCTGGTTAAGTGTTAAGGGTGGAGGAGTAGGTGGACACTGGGGTGATGTAAGACCTGTCAGTGATAAAGCACCAGGACCTATTCCATTTATTAAAGTATCTGACAGTTCTATGACTGCATATAAACAAGGACAAACAAGGAAAGGAAGTTATGCTGCATATATTGATATCTCGCATCCAGACATTATTGAATTCATCAACCTTCGAGTACCTACTGGAGGTGATAGTAATAGGAAGTGTTTTAATATTAATAATGCTGTCAATATTACTGATGCCTTTATGGATTGTGTTATCGATAATAAGCCTTGGAGTCTTACTGATCCTAGTAACGGTGAAATCCGTGATACAATACCTGCAAGAGACCTTTGGCAAAGACTCTTAGAAGTTAGATTCAGAACTGGAGAACCATATTTAAATTTTATAGATGAAGCAAATAGAAATTTACCGAAAGAACTTAAAGATAGAGGACTTAAGATTAGAGGAAGTAATCTTTGTAATGAGATTCACTTACCCACAGATAGTGACAGGACGGCAGTATGTTGCCTATCCAGTGTCAATCTTGAGAGATTCGATGAATGGAGAGATAAGGGACTCGTATCTGACTTAATTGAGATGTTAGATAATGTGTTAACAGAGTTCATAGATAATGCCCCTCACGAGCTCGCTAGGGCATCACATTCAGCATATCAAGAGCGTAGCCTAGGGCTGGGTGCAATGGGTTTCCATTCGTACCTACAATCGAAGAATATTCCTTGGGAGTCTGCACAGGCAACTGGACAGAACTTAAGGATGTTTAAACATATTAAGGAGGAAGCAGTTGAAGCTACTGAAAGATTGGCTAAGGTACGCGGAGAATACCCAGATGGTAGAGGAAGTGGCAGAAGGAATAGTCATCTTCTTGCTATTGCCCCTAACGCTAATAGTTCTATTATCTGTGGTACTTCTGCTTCCATTGAGCCTATTAAGTCTAATGCTTATACCCATAGGACTAGAGTTGGGTCTCATCTTGTGAAGAATAGACATCTTGCTAGAGTTCTAAACGAACACAGATTAAGATTAGGTTTTGAGAAAGATTGGTTAAACGAACAGTGGTCTGATATTATCCATCACGAAGGATCAGTCCAACATTTAGATTATCTCACAGATTGGGAAAAGGATGTATTTAAGACTGCATTCGAGATTGACCAACTGTGGGTAGTAGAACACGCAGCAACCAGACAACCATTTATATGTCAAGGTCAAAGCGTTAACCTGTTCTTCCCTGCGGGTAGCGAGAAGGCTTCCGTGAACAAAGTACATCTCGCAGCGTGGGGTAAGAAACTTAAAGGTCTTTATTATCTACGTACTAATAGTGGTGCTACTGCTGAACAGATAGGTAAGAAGGTAGAGAGGATTAAATTAGAATCATTTAAAGAGGAGGATACTGAATGTCTGAGTTGTCAGGGGTAGGTGTATTAGATGAGGCACAAACATATAAACCTTTTAATCATCAGTGGGCAATGGAAATTGCTGAAGAACACGAGAAGATTCACTGGGGTATATGGGAAGTTAAACTACAAGAAGATGTAGATCAATGGAAGAGAGGCAATATTACTCCAGAAGAAAAGAATCACATTACTCAGATATTAAGATTATTTACACAATCGGATGTACAAGTAGGTCAGAATTACTGTGATCTCTTCTTACCTAAGTTTCGTAACCACGAGATTAGGAATATGATTATGTCTTTCGCAAATAGAGAAGGCACACACCAAAGAGCCTATGCATTACTGAATGATACATTAGGATTTGATGATAGTGAGTATTCTGCATTTTTAGAATATAAACAGATGAAAGACAAGATAGAATTTATGCAAGACAATGATGTAGTTACTCTACACGGTCTAGCTAAATCTTTGGCACAGACTTGTGTCAATGAAGGGATGTCTCTATTCTCTGCTTTTGCTATGTTACTTAATTACCAAAGATTCGGTAAGATGAAGGGTATGTGTGAAGTAGTTGAGTGGTCTATTAGAGACGAGTCTATGCACGTTGAAGGTATGTCTCGACTGTTTAGACAATTTTGTAAGGAACATCCAAGAGTTGTAACGGATGAATTTAAGAGGGAAATTTATGAAATGGTTAGAGTTGCTGTCTCACTGGAAGACAAGGTTATCGATTTGGCGTATAAAATGGGAAGTGTCGAGGGTCTTGAAAAAGGTGAGGTCAAAGATTACATCAGGCATTTAGCTGATAGAAGATTGATACAGTTAGGACTTAAAGCAAACTATGGGGTGAAGGACAATCCTTTACCTTGGGTTGAGTGGATTATTGCTGGTGATTCATTCAAGAATTTTTTTGAAGGTACTGTAACAGACTACAGTGCTG